TTATTAAAGGTGGACTTGCAATATAAAAATTATATTTTTGATATGTCATCATAATCCAAGATGCTTTATCAGATATCATAGGTTGTGAGTTTTGAAGTTCTATATATCCTTCCATTGCCTTTTTATTTAATCCATATGCTAAGAAACTCCAACTTGCAAATCCTTTTGTCCATCTTGGTTTAACTCTGACATTTTGCGGCTCTAATTTTGACATATATGAATATAAAAGAATACCATCAGCATCTTCGGGAAGTGTATCAAAATATTTAGGAAGCAATTCATTAAAATTTTTATGAAAGGCGCAATCATCCTCAAAAACAAAAATACTATTAGCACCATCCAGTAAAGCAGATTTAATTACAGTATAATGTGATTGCATCGCACCTAATTCATTTGGAAATTGCTTATTAAATAATATATGATTTTTTTCTTTAACATTATACTTATCTGCATAAAGTTCTATAAATTTTAATGCATATCCTGGAATTACAGGTCGATAAAATTCAACTTTTATGCCTTGTTTTTCAAATTGTTCTATCGAATATTTATATTTGTCTTCTCGTTCTTTAAGACAAATACATACTACTTTATCATATTTTTCATTTATTAGATTCATTTATTTTAACTATTAAAAGTTTTAATTGCGTTACATAATTGAAGACGTTTTTCTTCTAACCATGTTTTATATGAATCTTTATACGAGAGTTCGTTTGTGTGTGAATCTATTTGCATAGCATAAATTCCAGTTTCTTTATGAAATATCTCGCGCATTTTATTATTTTTACCTTCAAGCCATTTGACATAATTATCGCTTAAATATTTATGTCTATTTTTTGGGTCAACTTTTTGAATAGCGTAATCGCCTGTATCAAATGTGAATGCAATTCTTAAATCTGTAGGTGTCATATTAAATAAATTTTTATATTATTTCCATCCATAATCTGCTTCATGAACAATATATCTTTTAATGTATTTATCGTCATTATTTGGTGATAACATAAAATACGACGGTAAAATTGCAATATTATGTTCATTTACATTATAATAATTTTTATATACAAATTCAGTTAAGCCAAAGGGACCAAAAGGTTCATGTTCACAACTTTTTAAGTCTGTTCTTTGACTACAATACTCTATTAATTTTAACCAAAAAATGTTAAAAGGTTTTGCAATTAAGATAGGATTATCAAACATTATTATTTTATCGCCGTTAGGATAAAATATGAATGAACTTCGAGAAGGAATTATAATGTCGTATTTTCCTAAATTTTTATTAATATTTTGAATATTATATGGATAACGATCACTTAATCTTGAATATAGATTAATATTACCTAAATCTGTTTCTTCAAATAGATTATTTAACGATTTTATTGGATATGTATCTAAATCACAATAGACGCCACCAAAAAAATATAAATTAAGATACTTAATAACATTAACTTTATTAATTAAGTTATTAGCATCAATAATAAATTTTAAATAAGCTGGTAATTTATCATTTATTAATTTAATCGTATCTTTTTCATTCCATATTATAAAATTCCAATCTGGATGAAGATCTTTCCATAATTTTCGATTAGAATCATATTTTTTTGGAATTTCATTTTCTCCTTGTAACCATATATGATTAATGATTTTAGGTATCATTATTAAAATAATGCCTTAGTTTTTATAATTTTAGTTTTTTCAATTTTTAATACATCATCAATAAGATTTTGAAATATAAATTGACTATTGCAATGATTTCTTGTTACTTCAAAACTACATTCAAGATATTTCTTTTTAAGATTTTTATTTGCATTTATCTCATTTATTTTTTCAACGATTTCTTTTACATTACTCAAATCTTTTTTTACAAATAGCCCATAAGTATCAAGGTCTATGAATCTTTTATTTGTCTTTTTTCCGTTTTCATAAATATAACAATGCGATGCCCAATGATAATCAAACATAGGAACTGTTCCTACACCTATAATTTCACATTGTGCATATTCAAAATTGTCTCCATAAGCATCTGCATCTAAATGATAAAAATCTGCACCTATTAGAGATGAACTTAAAGTTTCCATACCGTCTTCGTAGTTATATGGGCCAAATATATAAATATGTTCAAAATCCCTTTTATCATTATCAATAACTAATCCTTCTTCTAAAGCTTTTGTTGTAACTTCATAAATATCTTTTTTAGGTATTTTATTATTAATATCTTCATAGAAAATATTTAATGCACCAAGCGACCTCTCGACACCTTTCATTTCAAGTAATATGTTATTTTGTTTAGCATATGGAAGGAACCCAAATAATCTATCAGGCTGTTTGAATGTAGCATATCGACCTAAATAAGTTATTTTTTTGATATGGTTTTCTTTACGATATTTTTCAAGTTGCGAAAAATCAAATCCTACATGCAATTGGATAAATTTTTTACGCACATCAGATCCAAATTCTTTGACCAATTTTTTATAGAATGGTGAAGTTATACTATGAGAAACGATTCCATCTGATTGATTACAAAGTTCAAAAAAATTAGCATTACGATGTATAGATGCTATTTTATGGTCATTTTGAAATATGATTTTTTTAATTTTTATATTTTTAACCATTTCAAGAAATCCATCAATAGCCCATTGAGAATGTTTTATACTTGGAACACTATTTATAAATACATAATCAAATTTACTATTAAAGTATTCTGCAAAACTATTTATGTTCTTTTCAGTAATGTTTGAGTACGGTGGTAATTCTTGTGATTTGGCTCTACCCCATTTTTTATCATCCATTATATAAATTTTGTTTTCTATATTATTTTTTGTGAGCCATGAAGATAATTCAATTACATATCTTTGAATTCCCGCTCCTTCTGCTCCTCGGCCCATTACTAATGCTATTTTCATATAATTTGTTTTTTACGTTGCCAATATTCTTTTCTTCTTGTTCTTAATAATTCTATAGTTTCTTTTGAGTAAGGTTTTCTTGTTTTTTGTGGAGTTCTTCCAATATTCCACCTATCATTCAAATATTTTTCTAATTCATTGTGTTTAATTTGTTTACTTTTATTTAATTTTTTAACCTATAATTTGTTCCTTTTATTATTTTTATATTTTTCTAATTTTTTATCGGCAATATCCTTTCCATATTTTTCAACCCAAACATCATAAAATGTTTTTCCAAACATCGCATTATTTTTTCCTTTAGATTTTTCACTTAATTTATTTTTTAACCATTGTGGAAAATTTATTGAATTATAAGGTTGAGATTTTTTGTTTTTTTTTTCAATTGATTCTTTAGAATGTTTTTTTCCAAACATTGAATTTTTTTCTTCTCTATGATCTAATGGAATTTGCCTAAATAATTCTATTGCATATGCATAATCTCTTGATGTAATTCCATATTTTCTTTTATTCATAAATGTCATAAAATGAAATGCGTGATATATTTTATAATTTCCTTTATAAATATACGTTAATAATTTATGACATACAAAGTGTTCTCTTGCAGTTAATAAAACTCTATTATAACTTTCATCGCGGCCGTTTAAACACTTAGGAATTATATGATGATCTTCATAATAAACACTATCATTTTTAATTCTACTCTCTTTTTTGGCATTTTCGATTATTAATTCATAAATTTTTGATGATTCATATTTATTTTAAATCATTTTTATGACGCGTTTTTATTATAATATTTTTTATATTTTATTTTGCCACACTTATTACATTTCCATTCACTTTTAAATATAGGATGATCGTAAATGTTTTTTACAAATACGAGTTCGTGTTTAACACATTCATTTTTATTCATTATCATTTTCGGTTAAATAATACAATAAGGCTTCTTTCGGTGTGCTTTTCCATTCTTTAGCTTGTACAAAAAAATTTAAGTTAACATTTGATGGTTCATCTCCTATTACTACATTTTGGAAACCTTCACCCGTTACTGCCCAATAACCGTTATCATCGTTAAGTAAATTTGGGCACCAACCTAAATATGACAATTGCTGCATTATAAAGTCAAAAGATAAAAAGTCAAAATGGTTTTTAATATATTTAACTATTTCATCTGCTAATACGTCTATTTGTTCTATTTCATCATCAGACGCAAGTCTTTCATTGTATTTTTTAATAAGAGAATCACGAAACTTGCTCATAGACTCAAGTTCTTCTTGATACGTAGAATTTTCCATGATTATGTTTTTTAATGTGAGTATAAAATTTATTATTATATGTGAAGGGATTGTTAAAGTTTTGTTAAAAACAAAGGGAACCGAAGTTCCCTTTATATGTAAATATTTACTTGATTATTATTCTTCATCGTCTTCTTCGTCTTCATATTCTTTACTAAGTTGTTCTAATTTTTCCCAATAATCTTCATTAGCTGCAATTATTCCAGAAGCATCAAACGCACTTTCACCTTTATCAAATAATTCTTCGAGTTCATCCATTGCAATATCCATAAACATCTCAATATCATCTTCTTCTATTTCAAAATCTGTTCGTAGATATTCAGCTACATCATCTAACCATTTATCAAAATCATCATTTTCATCTGAAGTAGGGAAATTATCATCTTCCATTTGTTTTTCAAATTCTTTATCATTTAAATCTTCTTCATAATCTTCATTTACTTTTTTTGATTCACCTAAAAATTTTTTAATTTTTCTTTCTTTTTCTGCTTCCATTTTTTTCTTTTCAGCTTTTTCGGCTTCAAGTTTTTCTTCTTCTTTTTGTTTCTTGTAGTTTGCAATAGCAGATTTCATAGAACCTTTAAATACATCATTATAAAATGCGTTAAATGCTTTAACGGCATTATTAGATCCACATCTAAAAATTTCTTCTTTTTCGCCGTTTGTTAAATCATAAACTACTAAATATTTTTGTGGAGCAGTAAGATCTTTTTCAGGTTCTTCTGTCATTGGTTCTTCAACTGGTTTTTCAACAGGTTCTTTTGTAGAAGTTTTTTTAGGTGTTTCTGTGGATTTTTCATCATCAAGATCTAAATCTAAATTTAAATCATCTTCTTGAGTTGAAGTTTCTTTAGATGTTTCTGTAGGTTCTTCATCATCAAGATTTAAATCTAAATCTAAATCATCACCTTCTTCAGCTTCATTAGTTGCAGTTGAACCAATAGAAGCTGCACCAGGAGCATTAGGTACTGTTTGTTCTTCAAAAAATTCTTCCTTTGGCTCAACTTCTTTGCCTTCTATAATCTCTTCTTCAGGTTCATCCGTTGCGCCTAAACCTCCTTCAATACTACCATCAGATAATGTTTTGACAGGAAGTTCAAGAACACCAACAACGTAGTCACTACCAAATAGTTTGTATATATCTCCGGGTTCTGTAAATTGCTTTTTAACTTGTTGATTTTCTTCCCAAAATTCTTTATATTTAACAATTTTACCTTCAGAATCTTTTTTGAAATCTTCAAAATCTTTAGTAATTTTATCTATAATTTTTAATGCATCTTGTTCTTTTGATTTAAGAACTTCTTTATCTGTACCTGCTTCTTCTTCAAACAAGCTAAAGAATTTATAATCATAAAATTCTTTTAAAGATTCGCGCACATGTTTCATAATTTTTATTATTTTATTTTATATATTCAAACTTTTTTTACTAGAATATATATAAAAAATAAATCTTATAATCATGAAATATGTTGAATTTTTAAAGCTTAGTGAGATACTAGAATCTCAAGGTACAACAATATTAAAAGAGTTTAAATTAAATGAAGCACCAGATACAACTACATCTTCAGAACCTACTAAATCAATAAAACAAAAAGTTGAACAATCTGATGAATCTACTATAGATACAATTACTGGAAAATTGATTAAACAAAAGGGAAACATTTTTCTTCGTTGGGGAAGAATAAAAATGAAATTAAATAAACAAGCAGAAAAAGTTCAAGCAGGTGTACTTGAAAAAATTGTAAAGAAATATTTACCAGCTGTATTAGAAGGTGAAAGAACAATTGCACAACAAATAGTTAACGCTAAAAAAACTGGAGAAAATACAGATCAAGAAATACTTGAATTAATAAATAAAAATTTAATTAATGCTAAAGATAAAAGACAAAAACAATTACAAATTATCGATACTGCTACTAATCAATATATTAAAAATGCAGAAAATGCAATGAATAATAAAATAGATGATAGTAAAATGACCGATAAAAATAAATTAAATTTAAAAAATTATTGGCTTTTATTATTAACACAAATTCGTATGAATGTATATGCTAAAATGGCACAACTTATTTCTGAGGATGTTAAGAAGATATTTGGAGAAGATGCAGCATCTGTAAAAATATATCAAGCTCTTGAGAACGAAGTTAAAGTTATGAAAGCTAAACAAGCAGAAGTGAAAAAAACTGTTGATGCACAAGCAGCTGAAATAAAAGAATTACAAAAACAATTTCAATCACAAACAACAGAACCTGAAAAACAAGTACAAACAACAGAACCCGAAAAATCAAAAAGTAACGTTGAAACTAAACAATCTACAACTCAACCTACACCTTAATCAAAATAACATTAAATATTAACATATAATACAAAAAATAATAATATAATATGTCTAAATTAGTTTGTGAATCATTAGATGAATTCAATTTACTTAAAGAAGCAGATGATCATGAAGGCGGTCCTATAATAGGTGCTGCTAAAAATGTTGCATATGCCGTTAAAGCGGC